CACCGCCGGGGACCGCGGCACCGCCACCGCCGGGGACCGCGGCACCGCCACCGCCGGGGACCGCGGCACCGCCACCGCCGGGGACCGCGGCACCGCCACCGCCGGGCACGGCGGCACCGCCACCGCCGGGCACCGCGGCACCGTCGAGCTGCGCTGGTACGACGATGCCCGCGATCGCTACCGCGTCACCATCGGGTACATAGGCGAAAACGGCCTCACCCCAGGCACCGCCTACCGCTGCGACGAGCAGGGCCGCATTATTCCGGCGGCAACAACATGACCCCCGCGGAGCACGGCCGGGTCGCAGCCGTACTGCTGGACGACATCGAGCACCGCACCGAAGAATGGTCCGATCAGGCTGTTATCGAAGCCTTCGCATCATCCTTCGTCCACGCGCTGCTCGCGCTCGCCCCCACAACCCTCGACACCGCCGTTGAAGGGGAAGCAGCGGCGGCACCGAGCACCACTCCCCAGTTCGTCAAGCACAAGGCCACCATCGCGGTCGCGGCATGACGCCCCGGGAGCAGGCCGCGATGCTCGTCAGCGTGAGGGTCCTGCGGGACATGCTCACCGAGGCGGACAAGACCCTCCGTGCAGCGATCGAGGCTGACTCCGTGCCGGGCGAGAGGATCGCCGCCGCATTCCGTGACGGCACCGAATGGGTCCCGGTCGGTGCCGTCACTGCCAAGAAGCGCGACGAGGGCGGGAAGCCGAAGGCGACCGTGACGGACCCTGCCGCGCTGCTGGCGTGGGTCGCGGCGCACTGCCCGTCCGAGGTCCAGACGATCCCCGCGTCCGAGCAGGTGCGGGCGTCGTTCGTGAAGGTGCTCCTGCCGCTCGTCGAGAGCGGGGGGTGGCCTGACCCTGCGACGGGCGAGCTGCTGGCCCCGGACGGCATCACGACCGCCCCCAGCGCACCGTCCGGTGGCGGGCTGATGCTCACCCTCGTCGACGACGCGGCGGAGCTGGTGCGGACGGCGTGGGAGGCCGGGCTGCTGACCGTCACAGACCTGCTCGCGCTGCCTGCCGGTCAGGAGCAGGCGGCGTGACGCCGGGCGTGTGGGTGGAGTACTCCGACCTGCCGACTTGCTCAGAGTGCGGGCGCAGGTGCGGCATCCTCTGGGACAGGGGCAGCGAGGTCACGGTCCTGCCATGCGTCGCGTGCGAGGAAGCCACCGCCGTCGTTGCTGGCGTCGAGACCTACCTGCGCAGTCAGTCGTGACCCGCGCACGCACGGTAGAGGGGCCGGTCGAGCAGGCATTCTTCTGCCCATCCTGTGCTCGTGCCCGCGTACCTGTCGGCCTGGCGCGAGCGTGCGAGTGTGGCCTAGAGCTGCCCGTGGTGACCCGCGGGGAGACGACCGAGCCGGGGGCAGGGGAAGGCCCCGGCTCGGTCACCCACGCTGTCTCAGTCCCCATCCGCCGGCCGCGCCTGACCGCGCAGGACCGCATCGACCGGGCCTACACCGAGGCCGCGTTCCAGTCGAAGGTCTGCGCCCTCGCGACCGCCCACGGGTGGCGTTGGTGGCATGCCCCGGCGAACCGTCCCAACGCCAGCGGACACGTTCAGGACGTCCGCGCCGGGTGGCCGGATCTGACGCTCGTGAGGCGGGACCGGCTCGTGTTCGCTGAGCTGAAGCGGCAGGTCAACGCGCCGGTCACGGAGGCGCAGGAGGAGTGGCTGGCGGCGCTGCGAGCGACCGGCGCTGAGGTTTATGTCCTGCGACCGTCCGACCTCGGCCTCGTTCGGCAGATCCTCGGCGCCGCATGAGCACGCCAGGAACGTCCGCTGCTGGTCCTTCTGTAGTGGCCGAATGGCCCGCCGTGGGTGACGTGGTGGTGGATTGGAACCACTCGCGTGGTCAGCGCATGGTGGTCAAGAAGATCACTGCGACACAGGTCGTATGCAGTACCGGTCGAAGCGAGACTCGATTCCGCCGCCGTGACCTAAGCCGCATAGGTGCGGGCGACTGGGACGGAAGCACTCTCATTCGGCCCGCCGACGAGCGGTTTGTTCGCTATGAGGCCAAGCAGGAACGACTGCGAGTCGCGGGCGAGGTCGAAGGTCTCGTAATCAGGTTCCGCCGGGATGGCGACATAGCAGCAGCCATTGAGGCGCACCGGCTGCTGTCCGAGTACCTGGCATCCGCTAACGGCGGTGATCTCGATGCCTGAGCATGGTCCTTATGAGTCGGGGCGGACTCCATCAAGAGCGTTCCATAAGAGGCCCGTCGTCATCGAGGCCACCTACGAGGCCGTCGATGGGTGAAGCCGTGCAGTCATCATGAGCGGCCAGGTGAGCATTGGCAGCAAGGCCGAGGGCTACCCGTGCCCGAAGGACGGAGCGGCTCTCACGCTGCTCGCAGCCGGGGCGTGGTGCCCCGAGTGCCACACCGTCTGGCGCGAAGCAGACGAGGTGTCGATGAAGGATCTGGACCGGGTGCCCTGTGTCTGCGCTCAGTGCGGCCGGACCTACACAGGCGAGTACGCCCAGCACGCTCGGATTGAGCACTCATGACGCCCTCAGGGTCCTACGCCCAACTCCCCCAAGGCGGGGCGCCGTGGGCGGCGTCCAAGCGCCCGCTACCTTCCTCGCTGAGGCAGGACTGCGTGGGGTGGTTGGACGACGACGGCGCGCTGCTCCCAGACCCGGAAGGGCTCCCGTACTTCCGCGAGTTCGGCCCGTGGCGACCTGCCGTGGCTGCACCCGCACAGATGCTGGTCGAGATGTACGACGGGTCGCAGTACGAGGTCCGACGAGTCCGGGCCATCGGGACCGCCACCGACGATCCCGGCCTGATCATCAACGTGGAGCGCGTGCGATGACGGGTCCTTCTGCGGCATGGGACGACGTGCCTCACGAAGACTGGTGTCCGGCCAAACACCGCGAGCACGAGTGCGAATGCCTGCGCTCCGACGTGTTGGAAGCACGCATGTGGGCGCGTCACGGCTTCGAGATCGGCCAGCGCTCCTGCACCTGGTCTGACCAAGGCGTAGCCCCTGAGTGGCTCCACTCCGGCCACGACTACGCCTCCTTTGTGACAGTCGCTAATCGCGGTTCGGTGGCGTCCCCGTGACCCTCCTCCGCCGCCTGCTGTCTCGCCCTGTCCCGCTCGCCACCCACCTGGCCCGGGCGCTCCCGCAACCGCACAGCACCCGCGTGTGGCCCTGCTGCGGATGCTGCACCGATCCTGGCCTGTCGGCGCGGACGTGGCACTGCACCGAGGTCCATCACAGCCCGTGCGGCGACTGTGACGAGCAATCTTGGGACGATGGGGTGGCGTCGTGAGCATGGACCTGCCGGAGTCTGTGGACCCCTCGACGCTGTGGCACGGCATCACCGCGAGCATGGCCGCGAACGCTCTGCGCTGGCGTGATGAACGCGACGAACTCCAGGCACGCATCGACCTGGCCCTGACGCTTCTGTGCGAGCACGCCGTACAGGCCGAGTGGGTTCTCACCCACCCCACCGCGGACGCCGACGAGGTCGCGTCGTGATCTGCGCTACCGCCGCCTGCCACACCCCTGCTGTCCAGTTCGCCTCCGGCTGGCCGTTTTGCGACGACCACCTCGACGAGCATCACAAGCTCATGCGCGGCGAGGACCTGGCCGACCTCCCGCCGCTGCCGAAGCGGAAGCAACGCGCCCGTCGCCAGCCTGAGTGCGGCACCGAAGCCGGATGGGCAGCGCACCGGCGGCACCACACGACGATGTGCGACCCGTGCGTGAAGGCGGCACGGGCGGCGGATCGGGAACGGAAGTACCGGCAGGGCCGCGACGCCATCAACGCAGGGCGCAGGGCGCATCGGGCACGCCAGAACGCCGAGCAGGCAGCGGCGTGACCCCGGCCTTGAGCGACCTGCTGGCCGCTCTCACCGCCGAGCGCTTCGGCCCGTCGATCCCCGACGCCGGACCGGTCGAAGGCCCCACGTACCGGGCGATGTGCGCGGAAGCGCTCGCGAAGACCGAGGCGGAACGGGCTGGGGACTTCGCCCTGCAGCGCAAGCGACGGCGCGAACTCGGCCGCGACACACAGGCGGCGGCGTGATGACCGACGCGGGCACCGTCCCGCCGTACGTGACCGCCAACGTCGCCCGGCGTGCTGCTGCTGCCCTCCCCCGGCCCTGCACGTTGTGCGGCGCCACACCGGCGCTGCTGCACGCCTGCGGGCATCGCTGCGCCGGGTGCTCACCGTCACGCAACCCGGTGCCAGATCCGCTCCTCGCCGAAGCACACATGCGCGCCACCTACGGGATGGGCGCAACACCGAACCGCACCAGCGAAGACGACCGCGTCGAACGTCTCGGCCAGCGCGTCGGCAGCGCTCGGCGGGCAGCAGCACGAGGAGATGAGAGCGCGTGATCTACGGCGAGGCGAACAGCCATGCGAGCCCAGCGGGAGGACAATGGGTCCGGACAGCGCGAATGCCCCCGTTTCCGACCAGTCCCGGGGGTTTCGCTTCGCACCGAGCACCTGTGAGGGGTGACCGTGAAGACAGCATGCCACGCCGAGCTTTGCCATGCACAGAGGCACGCCGACGACACGCCCAAGGCTGCCTGATGGCGGTCAGCAAGCGCCTACGGTTCGAGGTCTACACCCGCGACAAGCACGCTTGTCGCTACTGCGGAGCGATGGCTCCAGACGTCAAGCTCACCATCGACCACGTCGTTCCCGTGACGCTCGGCGGGCAGGACATCCCCGAGAACCTCGTGACCTGTTGTGTGGATTGCAACGCGGGCAAGAGCAGCGTCCAGCCCGGATCGCCGCTCATAGCCAACGTGGCAGAGGACGCCGTTCGCTGGGCTCAGGCGATGACCCTCGCTGTACGCGCAGCAGAGAGGTCAATCGAGGACCGTGTCGCCTGGCACGACTGGTTCGACGACCAGTGGACGTACTGGTGCTACGGAGACGAGGAGGACGAGTTCCCACGCGAGCACGCATGGAGGGACAGCCTTGACAGGTTCGTGTCGGCTGGCATGACCAAGAAAATGTTGCACGACGTAGTCAAGATCACGATGGCGTCCAAGGCGCGGCCATACGACAAGTGGAAGTACTTCTGTGGCGTGTGTTGGCGCCGAGTTGCCGCGCTGCAGGAGGCGACGGCAGCCTTGATTGCTGAGGAAGAACTGGCTGACCAAGAATGCGCCGAGTGGCTGACTGAGTGTCAATCCACCCGCCTCGCCCAAGCGGCGTGTGGCTGATGGCCCGCATCCGCTCGATCAAGCCCGAGTTTTGGAAGAGCGAGTCCATCGCCGGGCTGTCCATGCAGTCACGGCTGACCTTCATCGGACTCTGGTCCTACGTCGACGACAACGGCGTCGGCAGGGACGTAGCGAAGCTCATCGCGGCCGAGCTGTACCCCCTCGAAGAGGACCCGATAGCCACCCTCGCGCATGTGCAGCGAACCCTCGATGAACTCTCGCGAGGGTTGCAACACGCTTTTTTGACCCGCTACGTGGTCGACGGGAAGCCATATCTGCGCATCAACAACTGGGAGGTGCACCAGAAGATCGACCGGCCCAACCTGCCGCGCTACCCGACCCCAGATCAGGCCGACCAGAACTCGTCACCCCCTCTGACCTGCGACGATGCAACCGAGGCTCCCGTATCCGATGAACTCTCGCGAGGGTTGCGCGAGGATCCATCGTCTGGAGCAGTGGAACAGGGGAGCAGTGGAACAGAGGAGAACTTAAAACCCTCTCCCTCAACTGCGTTGAGGACCCGCCCCCTCGTCGCCGTCTTTGATCAGTTCTGGCAGACGTACCCGCATCGCGTCGGCAAGGACGCCGCCAGGAAGGCCTGGGTCAAAGCCGTCAGGTCGGCCACGCCTCAGGTGATCATCGCCGGGGCCGCCCGCTACCGAGACGACCGAACCCGAGATCCGGCGTACACGAAGCACCCGTCGACCTGGCTCAACGCTGGGTGCTGGGCCGACGAAGGACCAGCCCGACCCACCAGCCGACCTACGACCGGTGTCACGCAAGGTCTCGCGCTCGTCCAGCACTTCGCCGACCAGGAGGCCCGCGGATGAACCGCACCGAGTGCGCGCAACTCATGACGATCATCGCGTCGTACGACAACCGGAAACTCGACGAAGCCGTCGTCATCGCCTGGCAGGCCGCTCTCGACGACCTCGACCTCGAAGACTGTCGGACCTTCGTGCTCAGCTACTTTCGCACCTGCACCGGCGAGTGGCTCATGCCCGGTCACGTCCGCCAGGGCGTCAAGCGGATCCGGGCAGACAGGCTCAGCCGCATCGTCGAAGGCGCACCTGATGCCGACCCCGACGACCCAAGCGCGTACATCGCCGCGCTCAAAACCGGCCGGCAACGAGGCGCCGACGCCGTGGTGCCCCGGAACATGCGCGCCCTCGACAGCGCGTTCACCAGCGTCAACGACGCCGTACGACCCGACGCGGCGACCTGGACCAAACGGGCAATGGCGAAGGTCTGGAACAGCAAGCACCCCGTGCTGGAACCCGTCGCCCCCGAACCTGTCGCAGCGCACTGCGTCACGCCCACTTGCAAACGGGCACTGACCCGCCGCGAGATCGTCATCTACCGGCACCCCGACCTGCACGTCACCCGGCCGCTGTGCGAACCCTGCGCCAACGCGCTCCGCGACGCAGACGCCGCCGGTGCCGCATGACGAGCAACGACGGGTGGACCGAGCGCGCCGAGGAGACCCAGCCGTGGGTGATCTACGCCTACGGGCGGACGCACGACAAGTGGTGGCCGATCTGGTCGTCGACTCGCCTGCTGGGCATTGCCCGCATCGGCCTGGAGTGCATGGTCTGCGGGACCCAGGAGGTCGCCACGCTGTCCATCCCCCGCGTCGGCCGCGTTCCCGAGCCTGTCAGCGGTCGTCACGAAGCCCGGGAGCGATTCCTTGTGGAGCACGCACATCCTGACCGAGGGCACCCGATGTCGTGGGTCAGGCCGCTGCGGAACCTGAACGCTCACGCCGGTGGGCTGAACATCGAGCAGTTCGCCATGCGGCTCGAAACGGATCTCAACCACCCAGACGCTAAGGGCGGTTCACAGCCGTGAGCCTGTGCCTGCGCTGCGACTTCGAGAGCGATCCCGCTGAGGAAGCCAGCCCCCGTCAGCAGCTCCTATCGCACGCCACCGACAGTCAGCACCCGCTGTGCATCGTCTGTGCCCGCAGCCTCACCCGCGACGAGACGCAATGCTGCGAGAAGGACCTGACCGCGACCCGCGCCACCCTCGCCGCGATCGTCACCCTCACCGCCGAACTCCCCCACCACCTCGGCCACCTCCACGGCGTGAGCCTCGATGGCAACCGGGGTGGCAGCGACGACAGGCCGCTGCCCGGCGGGGATGTGCTCGTGATGCTCGCCGGAGGCGGGATGGGCGTGTCCGACACCGGCGCGACCGTCAAGGACGGCGACGTGAGCAGCGTGACGCAAGTTCTGTGCCAATGGGAAGACGCAATCCGGCACACCCGCGGTGACCCGGCAGCGATGCCCACCAAGAACGGGCCGCTCGCAAGCGCCGCCGGCTACCTCGAAGTCCACATGCGCTGGGCCGCCACCACCCACCCGGCCTTCGACGAACTCCACGCCGACCTCCGCAAGCTCCACGCGCAGCTGCTCCACGTCACCGGCCGCAGTGAACGCAAGATCGCCGCAGAAGCCGAATGCTTCGACTGCGGCGGCGACCTCGTCCGGCTCGTCTCCGACCGGGTCACAGCCGACGGCGTACGCATCGGCGGCTACGACGACCACTGGACCTGCGAGCGCTGCGGCAAGGCATACGCCTGGGAGCGCTACCTGCTGGCACTGCGAGAACGTCTGCTCAGCACCCCCGCCGAGGGCTGGTCCCTGCCCGCCCACGTCGCTCTCGTCCTCGGCGTGCCCGTCGGGACGGTCCTGACATGGATGCGACGCGGTCACCTCGCCATCGCATGCGTGATGGCGGATCCCCGCCAGCGGGTGCAGTACGAGGCCGTCGCAGTCCTCGTCGTGGGCATGAGGGAGCGGCGTCGCCTGAGAGCGGAGGCGCTCGCTCGACGCAAGGCCAAGGCGGCAGCGGAGGAAGCCGAGACGAAAGCAGCGTGACGACACACCGAACGGCTGTTTGACTTACCCCAAGGTAAGGATGAAGTATCTAAACCTGTGCGACGCCTTTCCCTCGCGCCGCCCATGAAGGGCACGCGATGACGTGGTCACGCACCAAGCCACGCAGCGAAACCCACGGCAGCGCCCACGACAAGGCACGCAAAGCAGCAGCCCTCGCACACCACGACAGCGACCCATGCGCACGCTGCGGCCACCCCCTCGGCCCAATGGGTAGCCACCTCCACCTCGACCACCATGACAGCGACAAGCGCATCTATCTCGGCTTCTCGCATGGCACTCGCTGCCCCACCTGCGGAGTGAAGTGCAACCTGCGCGCAGCAGGGCAGCTCGGACGAGCCAGGCAGAAGGCAGCACGGCAGCCACCACGGCCACGGGCACCCCGCACATGGCCGATGTGACGGTAAGATCCGCAGGCACCCCCGGTTGATCCCCGGGGCCAGGAGAGTCCGTCGCCCTAGCGGCGGGCTCTCCGTAAAACTAGGGAGCACGACATGTCTCGTTACGCAGTACGTCCGTGCGATATCTGCGAAGCCCCATACAAGGGCTCCTACCGCGGCCAGCGAACGTGCAGCAGAACGTGCGGCGCGATTCTCCAGCATGGCTACCCGAAGTCCGTAGTCGAGTGGCGGCACTGCGAGCCATGTGGCATGTGGCACACGAAGCACGCCCAAGCGCAGCACCTGCATCCCAAGCAGGCCATAGCGAAGGACATGTCGTGGATGACGCTCGTCCGCGAGTGCCCGACATGTGGGACCAGCTTCACTAACGCCTTCACCACGATCATCGTCAACTGCTCATCGAAGTGCAGCCGCAAGGCAGCCAAGCAACGGCGTCGCGTTCGTGAATCTGGCAGTTACGGCGAGTGGCGCTGGTCAGACTTCATGCGCATGGCCCGCAGGTTCGCCTACTGCTGCGCCTACTGCGGTGTGAAGCCAGAGCGTCTCGACCCCGATCACGTCGTGCCATTGTCGCGCGGTGGACCCAACGTGCTAGCGAACCTGCTTCCCACCTGCCCCGCATGCAACTCGGACAAGGGCAGCAACACTCTCGCCGAGTGGGCTGCCCACCGCGTCCAGCATGGCAAGCCTGAACGAACAACCGAGTGGTCACCAACGGACCCCAGGTACTGGCACCTGACCGCGATCGCGCTCAGCGTCGAGGCCTGACCCCAGGGGGCGACCTCCCTCGACATGATCGTTAGCGGACCCGCCCGCTAACTTTTTTCTCTCCCCGCACGGAACGAGGCGACCCCGTGACGGCACCTGAGGGCCTCGCTAAGCGCGGCGCAGCGCTCTGGGAGGCACTGACCAAGGGTCACGCTCTGAGCCCGTCAGCGGGCGTCCTGGCGGTCGAGGCGTGTCGGTTGGTGGATCGGCTCGACAAGCTTGACGCGCTGCTCCGCGGTGACGTGGGCACCTGGGTGCATATCCGCTCCGACGACTGCGGTGACCTGGAGCTGCACATCGACGCTGCTCTCAGCGAGGCGCGTCAGCAGGCAGGGACGCTGCGCCAGATCGTCGCGACGCTGGAGGAGCTGACCCCGAAGGAGAACGATGAGCCTAGCGACGGTCTCGCTCGCCTCCTCGCAGGAATGTCTTCCCCGCTTCGGAACTAGCCGCGACCTGTCGTGCGCCACCCATGGCGCCCGGGTGGCCGAGTTCGCTGCGGCACTTGGTACGCCGCTGATGCCGTGGCAGCAGCACGTCGCTGATGTGGCGCTGGAGGTCGACAACGCCACGGGGCGACTGAAGTACCGCCGGGTGATCCTGACGGTCCCGCGTCAGTCGGGTAAGACGACGTTGCTGCTGGCCTTGTTCGCCCACCGGGCGTTGGGCTTCGGCGGTCCGCAGGTGATGAGCTACGCCGCCCAGACCGGTGTGGATGCGCGGAAGAAGTTCATCGACGAGCACGTCCCGATGCTCGAGCGGTCGCTGCTCAGCCAGCTGTTCCACGTTCGCAAGACGAACGGGCACGAGGCGGTGCTGTGGCAGAACGGCAGCCGCCATCACATCAGCGCGGGCACCGAGAAGTCAGGACACGGTTCGACGCTGGACCTTGCGGTGGTCGACGAGGCGTTCGCGCAGCCTGACGGGCGCCTCGAGCAGGCGTTCTCGCCCGCGCAGATCACCCGCCCTGAGCCGCAACTGTGGTTCGTGTCGACGGCAGGCACGCCGCAGCACACGTTCTTCCGCGACAAGGTGAAGGCAGGCCGTCTCGCGGTCGACTCGGGGGCGATCGCCTACTTCGAGTGGTCGGCGCCGCAGGACGCTCCTGCTGGGGACCGTGAGGTGTGGCGCGAGTGCATGCCCGCGCTGGGGCACACGATCAACGAGGCCACGATCGCTGCCGAGTTCCTGTCGATGCCTGAGGACGAGTTCCGGCGCGCCTACCTGAACCAGTGGGTGGATGAGCGCGCCGCGGACACCGCGATTGACCTGTCGTTGTGGGCTCGGCAGGCCGATCCGGCTGCGGTGCAGGGCGCTGCTCCGCGCTATGCGGTCGCAACAGCCCCGGATCGGTCGTGGTCGGCGATCGGGGCGGCCTGGTATCGCCCTGATGGGGGTGTGCAGGTGTCGGTGGTGGACTACCGGCGTGACACGACATGGGTGGCTGCTCGCCTGAAGGCGTTGGGGGCGCGTCCGGCTGAGGTGCTGACCGACACGGCTTCCCGCGGGCTGGTCGAGGGCACCCAGGAACCGTCGCAGGCCGATCAGGGCAGGGCGCACAACGCCTTCACTGACGCTTTGCTGGCCGGTAGTACCTGGCATGACGATCAGGGTGAGCTGACGACGGCTGTTCGTGGCGCTCATTGGCGCCCGTTGGGTGACGGCCGGGTCATTGACCGCAAGGGCACGGCCGAGATCAGCCCGCTCATTGCGGTGATGCTCGCCGCGCACGGCCTCACGAACCCGACGGCGGCCCGGCCTGGCCGCTTCATGAGCTTCTGAGAGAGGGGGGGATCTGCGTGGACTTCGATGCGCTGCACAACGGCACGAACGACCTGCGGACCATCCCTCAGCTCGATGCTATCTACCGCGGTGCGCAGCCGCTGAACTTTTTGCACCCCGACCTGGACGACAAGGCCCGCAGTCGGCTTACGAGCCTGGTCATCAACTGGCCGCGGCTGGTGTTGGGTGCGATCGAGGAGCGCCTCGACGTGGAGGGCTTCCGCCTGGCGTCGGAGAAGGCCGACGACGACATTTGGCGGATCTGGCAGGCCAATGATCTTGATGAGTGGTCGCAGCAGTGCCACCTAGATGCGCTGCTGTATGGCCGGTCGTTCGTGATGGTGTGGCCCGACCCTGAGGACCCGTCGACACCGCGGATCACGGTCGAGTCGGCCGCTCAGATGGCTGTGCAGTACGACCCGACGACCCGCCGCATCGTGAAGGCTGCGAAGCAGTGGAAGGAGGGCGACGAGAAGTTCCTGACGGTCTACTCCCCGACCCGTATCGAACGGTTTTGGTCTGACTCCGGTGCTGCTTCGCAGGCTGAGTGGCGCCTTCGGTCTGAGCCGATCGAAAACCTGTTCGGTCAGGTCCCGGTGGTGCCGTTTGTGAACCGGCCGCGGCTGATCCGTCCGCTTGGCGAGTCTGAACTGACGGACATCATCCCTATGTCTGATGCGATCAATAAGCTAGCGACCGATTTGATGGTGGCCGCTGAATATCATGCGATGCCGCGCCGCTGGGCGGTGGGTGTTGATCTTGGCGCGGAGGATGGCACTGCCGAGCGCAGTCGTGAGCTGATCCGTAAGCGCTGGTCGGATGCGGCTGCTGACCGGGTGTGGACGTCGGACTCCCCTACCACGCAGTTCGGACAGTTCACCGAGGCGACGTTGGCGAACTTCATCCAGGCGATCGGCATGTTCGCCGCGAACATCGCTGCGGTGTCCGGTCTGCCGCCGCACTACCTGGCGGTGGCGAACAAGGGCGACAACCCGGCTTCCGCCGATGCGATCAGGGCGTCTGAGGCGTCCCTGATCCAGACGGTGAAGCGGAAGCAGCGCGTGTTCGGCGGTTCGTGGGAGCGCGTGATGCGCTTGGCGATGCTCGTTCGTGATGGGGGTGTGGCTGATCCTGCTGCGCTGTCGATGGAGACGATCTGGCGTGACCCGGAGACCCCGACGGTGGCGCAGAAGGCTGATGCTGCGGTGAAGCTCCTGACTGCCGGGGCGATCAGTGTGGAGCAGGCGCAGGAGGATTTGGGTTATTCGCCGGTGCAGATTGAGCGGATGCAGGCGCAGCGTGTCGTGGCTGATGCTGCGGCTCTGAAGCTCGCCGCTGCCACCCCGGCGCCGATGCCCCCGGCTGCGCCGATGCCGATGGACGACACCGCCGCGTAGCGCGGTTACGTTGACTGTTCAAGCCGCGCGAGCCGCTCCCGCAACTCGGCTACCTCGCTTTCGGTGCGCTGTGACCGTTCGGTGAATGCGGATAGCGTGTCCTCAAGCCGCCTCTGACGTACGTCAAACCGCCGGTTGAAGTCCATTTGCATCGCAAAGGCGTGCGCGACGGTCTCGAATGACTTACGGATCTCGGCGGGCATGTCGTTGAAGTCGACATTGACGACCTTGGAGTGTCCCCGCACGAGGGCTTTCCCGGCACGCTTTTGCTGGCTCCGTGCGAGTCGCAGGTGTTCCTGCACCTGCACCACCCTGTACCCGACGTTTGGCACCGACTCGATGGCGCGCTTGTCCTTGGCCTCGTGCTCCTTGGCCGCGCGGCGTACCGCCATCTGAATGGTGTGTCGATCGTCGCCGGGGTGGAGATCAAGGGCGCCGGCCATGTCCTCGTAGGTGAGGACCCCGTCAGTGGGAACGGTCACGAGTAGGGCGTAGAGGGTGCGCCATCGGGCAACATCGCCGATCGGGTTGAAGGGGCTCACCCTGTGGCCTGCTCCACGGTGGCCGTGAACCGGCCGAAGCGGGGCCGGAAGTCGCCGAGGCCGATCCGCTGCCCGGCCGTGTCGGCGATGTCCGTCAGGTCGGCAAGGTCAATCACGCTGGTGTCGAGGATCGCCTCGCATTCGAACTTCCACTCGCGAAACTGCGGGCGGCAGCGCATCGTGCGGGCTTGGCCGACCTTGACGGATGACATGTAGCGGAAGTTTTCGTCTGCCCACAGGGCTTTGATGTCTCGTGGTCCGGTGTAGGCCAGCGGGTTGGTGTCGGTAGAGACGAACAGTGCCTGCTTGAGTTTCGTGCCCATGCGGGTGATGCCGCCCGCTTTGATGAGGCAGGCTTCGACGTTCCGGCCGGGCATGTAGGGGCCGATGCCTTCTGCGAAGTAGAGCCCTGCGAGGTGTTCGAGTCGTGCGATTTCTTCGTGGTCCTCGTCGGTCTTGCCGGTCTTTTTGCTCGTCACTTTCTTGATGGCCTTGGTGAGCGGGTTGAGTGCGTTCACTGTTACGTCGCTGTGCATGAGTAGCGGTGTTGTGCCGGTGAAGGTCATGCGGATGTCCATGATCGTCCTTTGGTTGTGGTGCCCCTGAGTTGCCTTGCCGTGCCGAGCCCAGCCATGCCACGCCCCGCCCTGCCTCGCCCCGCCGTGCCGTGCGTGGGCGTCGAGGTCTCGAACCCCGATGACTGCCAGCCGCCCTACCTCAAGCCCCTGAGTTGCCTTGCCCTGCCGGGCCATGCCAAGCCCCGCCACGCCGCGCCTAGCCCCGCCGTGCCGTGCAATAGACACCATAGGGCAAGTGATAGATACCGCGTGATACGACACGCCCACAGATGTCCTCACCCGCGATGGGTGGGCGAGCACAAAGGAGTCCGCCGAGATGGCAGACGACGACAGCACCACCGATCCAGTTGACCCCGCCGAGACGGCACCGGTCGACGACAAGACGACCCCTGAGAAGCCCATGCCTGCGCCCTCCGAGTCGGAGTCGCAGGTCAAGAAGGCCAACAGGGAGGCCGCGGCCCTCCGAGTCAAGCTCCAAGCCTTCGAGGACCGCGACAAGACCGAGGCGCAGAAGCTCACAGACCGTGCCGACGCTGCTGAGAAGCGTGTCGCCACCCTGGAGATGAACGCGCTCCGCTCCAAGGTCGCCAGCGACAACGGGCTGCCTGCCGACCTGGTCGACCGGCTCCGCGGTGACACCGCAGAAGCCCTCGACGAGGACGCAAAGAACCTGACCGCTCTGCTCAAAGCCTCCCGCGGTGCGGGTGACGTTGATCAGGGCGTGCGTGGTGGCGGCACCGCCGGGCCTGCGCAGCTCAAACAAGCAGACCTACAGGGCATGAGCCCTAGTCAGATCGTCAAGGCACAGGCCGAGGGCTTGTGCAACGACCTGCTGGGGATCAAGCGCTAGAGGGTCACCACCGCAGGCGCCACCGTGGCGCTGCACCCCCGAAAGGACCGCCAAGATGGCGATTTCCAACTTCCAGCCGACCATCTGGGCGGCGACCCTCCTCGACACGCTCAAGAACAGCCTCGTGTTCGCGGCGCCTGGCGTGGTGAACCGCGAGTACGAGGGCGAGATCACCGGTGGTGGCACGTCCGTCAACATCACCAGCATCTCGGACCCGACGATCGGGACGTTCGCGAAGGACACCGACCTGACGGTGCAGGCGCTGACCGATGCGACCCGTGCGCTGGTCATCAACAACCAGAAGTACTTCGCCTTCGAGGTCGACGACCTCGACAAGGTGCAGAGCCGCAATGGTGGTGCGCTGATGGTGCAGGCTGCCGTGCAGGCCGCCTACGCGCTCCGCAACGTCGCTGACGGTGTGGTCGCGGCCGAGATGAAGGCCAACACGCTGGCGGGCAACAAGCTCGGCGCGAAGGCCGTGTCGACGGTGGACATCGCTTTCCAGCTCATCATCGACATGCGCAAGAAGCTCACCGTGAGCAACGTGCCCGTGGATGGTCGTTGGCTGATCGTCCACCCGGACCTGTACGGCAAGTTCCTGCTCGACTCGCGTTTCATCAACGCGCAGGCGTCCGGTTCGTCTGAGCCGCTGCGGAACGGCCGGGTGGGTCGGGTCCTCGGCTTCGACGTGTACGAGTCGAACAACTGCGCTGCGGGCGCGAGCACGGGCACGATCGTCACGGCTGGCTACCCCGGTGCGACTTCGTACGCCGACCAGATCGTGAACGTGGAGGCCGGCCGGATGGAGAAGCGGTTCGCCGACTACCTCAAGGGCCTGCACGTGTACGGCACGAAGGTTGTTCGGCCTGAGGGCCTGGTCACTGCGGACGTGACGGTCACCTGATCATCTCCCCTGGGCGGTCTGTGAAGGCAGGCCGTCCAGGGTGTCCCGGTACCCAAGCCTCTTGGAAGGATCGACCGTGAGCGCTGCCATTCGCATCTCGGACGTGAACGGCATGACGGTCACTGTCAGCATCACCCGCCTCGACGCGAGCGCAGCGCCGGTGTTCTCCGACGCCGCCTGCACAGTGTCGGTGTCGATGCCTGCCAGCATCACGGCTGACACCGACTTCTATCTCAAGAACGCCGGGTCCTATCGCTGCTCGGCGACGATTGATGGTCTTGAGTACGGCCCTGGCGTGATCGACGTGGCTTCAGGTTCGGTGTCGTCCGTCCCGGTGGCGACCGATCGTCGTTCGACTGAGCAGATCGTGGCTGCCGAGCGAACAGCCGCTGCTGCCACTTACCCGTCGAAGGCTGCCCTTGCGATCTACCCCGTGGGTGACTACGCCAGCATCGCGGCGGCCATCGCTGCCTGCAGCGCAGGGGGCGGAGGGTTCGTCCGGTTGCGGCTCGGCGCCAACCCTGTGAGCGCGACGTTGGCGATGGCCTCCAGGGTCGTCCTCGCTGGCCCGGACATGGAGTGGTCGGTGTGGGGCTACAACAGCGACCCGCGGCCGTTTCACAGTTGCTGGCTTGAGGCGGACGGCACCGCCGGGGCTGTCGTCGACTTCGGCGCGACCGTCGTCAACGCCTCCCTTCGGAACGTCCTGGTTATGGCAAACGGCCGCCGCGGCGTGAACATCGCCTCCTCGACGAACCGGGGTGGTAACCGGCTCCGCAACGTCGCGGTCAACAATGGCGATGTCTACATCGGCCAGCCCGAGACGCGCGTGCAGTCCTTGCGCGTCATGCTCGCCCCCGCTGACGGCGTGACCATCGACGCGAGCGACTGCGAAATGGCCGGCTCGATCCTGGTCGGTTTCTCCGGCGGCAACGGCCTGGTCGCCACCGCCCTCAGCGGTCCGCTCCGTGGCGACACCATCGACTCCTTCAACAACGCCCTTGCCGGCGTTGTCCTCGACGGCGACGGGCATCGCCTAGCGAAGGTCGAGTCGAACAACAACGGCCGCCAGGGGATCATCTTCCGCAGCTGCACCAGCGCGCAGATCGTGCAGGTCGGCGCCCTCGACAACGGCCGCGAGTACACCGGCAGCGGCGGCTTCACGACCCGCTACCCAGACGTTGATTTTGCGCATCCCACCGCAGGAAACGCGGGCTGCGGCATCCTCGGCGGCAAGATCAGCTCGTCAGACGCCAAGCAGTCCTACGCCATTAAGAACAGCGAGACAGTCGCTACCTTCCCGCTGCTGCAGGGAATCTCCTTCGCCGGGGCCTATCCCGGCGGCACCAGTCCTTTCGCCTACCTCAGCTCGCTCAGCTCCTTCAACACGCGCGGATGCAACCTCGTCCCCGACATGGTCATGCCTCAAGCCGGTGTCGCCGCACAGCACCGGCCCAACGGCACCGCCGATCAGGAGCAGTGGACCGACGGCTCCGGCGGCGTCTACGCAGGCGTTACCGCCGCTGGCCTGTTCTACGCACCGTCGCTCAAGGCCACCGGGCTGCCCGGAGCCGTCAATCCTGGCCGGTTCGTCGGCGTCACCACCACCGGACCGCCGACCAGCGGCACCTTCCTCGTCAGCGACTACGTCCTTACCCAAAATGGACAAATGTTCGTCTGTGTCACCGCTGGCACGCCCGGCGCCTGGGTGGCACCTCGTGACACTACGGACCTGCTATCGGTGGGCGAGGAGACGTTCAGCCGACGCCACGTCGCCCGCACCGATGTCACGATCACTAGCGGCCGGATGATCCTGAGCTACTTCACCGCTCGCAAGAGCGAGACGACCACCAAGGTCCGCACCATGTCGGGCACCAACGCCGCCGCCGCAACGCCGACCCTGTGCCGGGTCGGGCTCTACAGCATCGACGGGGCTGGAGCGGGCACGCTCGTCGCCGCCGTCGCCAACGACACGACCCTGTGGGCCACCAGCAACACGGCCTACACCAGCAACCTCAGCGCTTCCATCGCGAAGACGGCGGGCCAGCGCTACGCCATCGGTCATCTCGTCGTGAGCGCAACCACCATGCCCAACTGGCTCACCGGCCAGGTCGACTCCAACGGGCTGCGCGCCGAGGATGCCATCGCGCCCCGCCTGAACGGCTACGTCGGGGCGCAGTCCGACCTTCCTGGGTCCTTCACGGACGCCGGGGTCACCGGCTTCAGTTCCCCGATCTACTCAGCGCTGCTGCCTTAGCGCGGCCTAGCGCTAAGGGGGGGTTCTCCTCTCTCGCACGTCCTCCTGACCGTCCCACCCCGACCGCAGGAGGCCCCGCTGTGTCTGCTGTGACCCTCACCGACGTCCAAGCGCACCTGCAGATGACCGCCGCCGCGAACGCCGAGCTGCAACGGTTCATCGACGCCGCCGAGACCGCCATCGGGCACCTCACGGGGCCGCTCACCGCTACCGCGACGACCGAACGGCACGACGGTGGCGGCAGCACCATCCTGCTCAAGCAGCCCCGAGCGATCAGCCTCACCTCCGTCACCTACGCCGACGGCACCACCGCCACCCTGAGTGACTTCGAGATCGAAGGCACCGTCGGGCTGCTGTGCTGGAAGTACGGCACCGCAGGCGTCTTCCCCGGCGGCAGGCGCTTCGTCACCGTCACCTACAGCGCCGGGTTCACCACCCTTCCCGCCGACCTCACACACGCCGTGAAGGAACTCGTGCGGCACCTGTGGGAAACCCAGCGGGGCAACACCAGCGGCCGACCTGGCTTCGCCGACGAACCCGTTGTCATCGGCGCCGCGCACTCCTGGCCGACACGGGTGCAGGAACTCATCGCCCCCTACTGCCCGGCCAGGGTCGGCTGATGGCGCAGTGGCCGATCATCTACAACCGCCTGCTGACCTGGATGCCGGCACGGCCTGCCTTCGCCGCTTGTCCCGTCTATGACGGCCCTGAGATCGACGGGCAGCAGACCGACACGTTCTGCACCGTCGGGTATGTCCGCGAGTCCTCCGGTGGTGACGGGTCCGCGGGGACGTTCTCGCAGGACCGCTCAGGGAACGGCTTCCAGACCGTCGAGACCGGCGTGATCCACGGCGAGATTTACGCCGGCAACGGCGACGGGAACCTCGCTGCTGCCCGCACGGCAGCGTTCGCGCTCGTCGACGACATCCAAGCCGGGCTCGTCGCCGACCAGACCCTCGGGATCTTGCCGCAGGGCACCTCGATGTGGCTCACCGTCGACCCGCTCTCCCCCAGCACCGCCGCGGGCGTCGCCCAATGGCTCCCGCTGTCCATCAACTACATCGTCACGACCTGAGAGGACCCGCATGTCCCAGTCCGTCGAGGATTTCGCCGCCGCACAGACGTTGGAGTGGTCGCAGTACGTGGCGATCGCCCCGATCAACTTCGGGAACGCCCGCGCCTACAACGTCGGGGACCCCGTACCGGCGAGCAATGCCGTCCGGTACGGCTACCTGGAGCAGGGCCTGGTCGCGAAGACCAGCAGCAAGGCCGCGGCCGCGGCGGCAGACCCCACCGTGAAGAAGGACTGAAATGACCACTCCTGCCCTTGCCACGCCCGTGCTTTTGACGGATCCGGGTTATTTGCTCTGGGCGCCGCTCGGCACTGTCGAGCCCGTCTGCACCGTCGCCGGTGGGGTCTTCACCGACGCCTGGACGACCGGTTTCGTCAACCTCGGCTCGACCGTGGACGGGTCCTCGTTCAAGGCAAGCCTGAAGGTTGAGGCCATCTCGGTCGCCGAGTTCCTCGACCCGATCAAGTACGTCACGACCGGCCGTGAGTCGCAGATCAGCTTCGCGCTCGCCAGCTACACCGCCGCGAACCTGAAGAAGGTGTTCAACGGCGGCACCCTGACCGTTACGGGCAGCGCGGCCACGACCAAGAACGAGTACACCCCACCCGCCCCTGGCACCGAGGTGCGGGCCATGATCGGCTGGGAGAGCCTGGACCACACCGTGCGGATCATCGCCTACCAGGCGATCAACTCCGGTGACATCCAGATGGACCTCAAGAAGGCCCCCGCTTTCACCGGCCTGCCGTGCGACTTCATGCTTGAGGTCCCTGCTTCCGGCGTCCCGTACAAGATCGTCACCGCTGGTGCGACGCGGTGACCGAAGCCTTGACGGTGCCGTTCTGCGGCGAGGACTTCCGCATCGCCGACAAGATCGGCCTGATGCCGATGATGCGTTTCGCGAAGGTCGCGCAGGCAGGTGTGGACAGCGCCGACCTGGCCGGTCTCGCGGCCATGTACGACCTCCTGGAGCAGTGCCTCGCCGACGACGAGTGGCAGCGCTTCTCCGACCATGCCGACAAGTCCCGGGCCGATGGTGACGAGCTGATGGCCGTGGTCGGGAAGGTCTTCGAGGAACTCGGGAAGCGCCCTACCTCGCGGTCCTCCGACTCCTCGGATGGGCCGCCTCCCACCTCGGAGAGGTCAACGGCTGGCTCGTCCCCAGCCTTGCGGCTGCTCGATGGTCGGCCGGACCTGCAGGTAGCGGTACTGAGGGCACAGGAGGCCCTCTCGGCCTGACCCTGCAGGAGCTGTGCGACCTCGTCTACGTCCGGCACCTGGATCACCTGGAACGGCAGGTGATGGCTGAGCGTCAGATCGCGGCAGTGTTCATGGCTGCTGGCGCTGAGGGCGTCACCCTGCCGTCGTATGAGCAGGCCCGCGCCGACTTCGACGCTGACCTGACGGCGGTGCCTGAGGTGCTTGACCGTGACCAGATGGACCTTCGACGAGCGTTGGGGTTGGTGGCGTGAGCAGCTTCCAGGTGACTGGTGCAGAGCAGTTCCTCCGCGCCAGCAAGGCACTGAAGGCCGCTGGTGAGCTTGGGCTGCGCAAGGAGCTGCACAAGGCAATGCGGGTCGCAGTGAAGCCGCTGACCCCTCTCACCAGGGCGGCAGCGATGGAGCAGCTCCCCAAGCGGGGCGGCATGAACGTGCGGGTGGCGAAGGCCAAGCAGACCCCTCAGGCCAGGACCGGCGCCAGGACCGCCGGTGTGAGGCTGACCGTTGGCAAGAGCGGCAGCGGCGCCCGTGGCGCCAACGTCGGGGTGGTCCGCCATCCCGTGTTCGGTGACGCGAAGAAGTGGGTGGACCAGCCGGTCCCGAACGCGACGGGCTGGTTTGACGAGACCTGCCGCCAGCACGCCCCCACGCTCGTTCTGCCAGCCCTTGAGGTTGCCCTGCACGACCTGGCCTATGAGATAGCGAGGGCGTGCAACCGATGACTGCTATCGCCCTTGCGTTCGACATCATCGCCCGTGATGTCGGGGCTTCCCGCACCTTCGACCGGGTTGGGCTTGCCGCTGAACGCGCAGGCCGCCAGGGTTCTGCCTTCGGCAAGGTCATGGGCGGTGCCGTCGCCGCCGGCCTGATCATTGTCGCCGGTGCGTCGCTGAAGGCTGCCGGCAACTTCGAGAAGCAAACGAACGTTTTGGTCACTGCCGCGGGGGAGACGCAAGCCAACCTCGGCCTGGTCCGCAAGGGCATCCTGGACATTTCCAAGAGCACAGGGTCGACCTGGCAGAACCTCACCGACGGCATGTACCAGGTTGAGAAGGCCGGCTTCCGTGGTGCTGGGGGCCTGAAGATCCTCAAGGCCGCGGCGCAGGGCGCGGCTGAGGAGAACGCGAACCTGTCGACGGTCACGAACGCGATGACGTCGGTCATGGCCTCCTACCACCTGGGCGCCACCCAGTCCGTCGGCGTGATGAACGCCCTCAAAACGGCCGCCGGTGGCAGCAAGAGCACCATGGAGGAGTTCGCCGGCTCCCTTTCGACGGTGCTGCCTATCGCCTCGGCTGCTGGGCTGGACTTCGCGCAGGTCGGCGGGGCCATCGCCGGCCTGACCCGACACGGCACGACCGCGAAAGAGGCCACGTTCGAGCTGGCCAACACGATCAGGAACCTGCAGGCGCCGAGCAAGATCGCAATCGCGCAGATGCAGCGGTACGGCATCGAGTCCACCGATGTTGCCCTGAAGCTCGGTAAGCGCGGCCTGGCTGGCACTCTCGAATATTTTGTCGACACGATCGCGAAGAAGATGGGTCCGTCGGGCGCGATCATGCTCGACACGTTCAACAAGTCAAAGTCTGCCGGTGCGGACATGACGATAATGCTCAGCCACATGGCACCGGCAACCCGGAAACTCGCCAATGAGCTGGTGAATGGCACTGTCACCGTCAAGGACTATTCCAAACAAGCACATGCACTCTCTCTGCCGCAGGCCGTTATGGCGCAGCAGTTCGCGGCCCTGGAGAAGAAGGCTGGTGGGTTCTCTGCAGCGCTGAAGTCTGGCAGCCCGATGGCTTCGACGATGGCCAGCGAACTCAAGAAGATGCTCGGCGGATCGACGGGCCTCAACACTGCCCTGATGCTCACAGGCGAGAACACCGCCTACGTCTCCGAGATGACGAAGAAGACCGCCGAGTCGCTGCACCATGGTGGCAAGGAAGTTGAGGGCTGGGCGAGCACCCAGAAGCTGTTTAACGTCCAGATGGACCGTGCGAAGGCCGTCATCACTGCGACGGCTATCACGATCGGTACGAAGCTGATCCCAGTTGTGACTTCCACGATTGGCTTTTTCGGTCGGCACAAGACGGTGACGATGGCGTTGGCGAGCGCGATCGGCGGGGTTCTGGTCGCGGCGCTGACCGCTTACATCGCCGGCCTGACGATTGCCGCGGTCCACTCGGCCGTCTTCGCGGTCACGACGGTGCTGGTGAACGGGGCACTGGCCCTCACGATCGTCAGGTACTACGCCACAGCAGCAGCGGCCAAGGTCGCGGCTGTGGGCCAGTGGCTCCTCAACGTCGCGATGGACGCCAACCCGATCGGCCTGGTCGTCCTCGCCCTGGCCGCCCTGGTCGGTGGCCTCATCTACGCCTGGAAGCATTTTGAGGGCTTCCGCAACGTCGTGAAGTCGGTGTGGGACTTCATCTCCGGTACCTTCCGGTCTGCCGTCGCCTTCATCAAAAAATACTCCGCTGAGATCATCACAGCAATCTTCATCATTGCCCTCCCCATTGCCCTCATCGGCTACGCGATCTTCGAGCTGTTCAAGCACTGGCGCGACGTGTGGACCGGCATCCAGGTGGTCCTTGCATCTGCGTGGGGCTTCATCAAGAGGCACTACGTGCTCCTGATGACTGCCTTCTTCGGTCCGCTCGGCTTCGCCCTCGGCGAACTGATCAAGCACTGGCGCGGGGCGTGGACTGGCGTTCAGGCTGTCCTGAGCGTGGCGTGGCTGCTCATCAAGAAAATCTTCGGGCTGATGAACACTGCTTTCTTCCAGCCACTCTGGACGGCAACGAAAAAGTCCGCGACGGTGTGGAAAACTGCCTGGGATGGCATGGGAACGGCACTGTCCTTGGTCTGGAATAATGTCATCAAGCCGGTCTTCGCACTGATCGTCAAGGTCTTCCTTGCCGTTGTGGGTGCGATCGTCGATGGTGCTGCGGCGGCATTCGGGTGGCTCCCCGACCTCGGTGGGAAGCTTAAGAAGGCTGCCGCGGACTTCGACAAGTTCCATGAGTCTGTCGTCGCGTCGCTGGCTTTCAAGGACGAGACCGTCCGCATCAGCGTCTTGAGCTCCGCTCCCGGCAACGTGATGAAAGGAGCGCAGGGCCTCCCTGGGCGCAACCGGTGGGCCACTGGCGGCCCTGTCTGGGGTGCCGGCACGGGGACCTCGGACAGCATCGCGGCGTGGCTGTCCAACGACGAGCATGTGTGGACTGCCAAGGAGGTTCGCGGCGCCGGGGGGCATGGTGCTGTCGAGGCCATGCGGCGGGGTGCCCTTCGCGGCTTCGCCCGTGGCGGTGCGGTCGCGTTCAATGTCGAGGCCCACACCCCGAACGTGGCGAGAATGACCGCCGGGGCTGTTGCTCTGTTCCATCAGGTCGTCGCGCAGGCCAAGGGCGCGGGCGCCGGGATCATCGGCGGCGGCGGTGCGGGTGGCGCCGCCCGATGGACCAGCCTTGTCATCGCTGCGCTGCAGCAGCTCGGGCAGCCCCTCAGCTTGGTCGCGGGCGTGCTCAGGCGCATCAACTTTGAGAGCGGCGGCAACCCCAACGCCATCAACCTGACGGACTCCAATGCCAGGGCCGGCCATCCATCCCGCGGCCTCATGCAGACGATCCCGTCGACGTTCGCGGCCTACGCCGGGCCTTTCCGTTCCCGCGGAATCTTCGACCCGAGGGGCAGCATTTTCGCCGGGCTGAACTACGCACTGCACCGCTACGGCAGCATCGCCGCGATTGATCCGCTGGTGCGCCACCGTGGCTACGCCAACGGCGGGCGGCCTGCGATGAATGAGCCGTCGTGGATTGGCGAGCGGGGCCGTGAGTTGTGGATGCCAGACCGTCCGGGCCGCATCCTCAGCCATGCCGACTCGATGGCCGCGCTGAGCGGGGGCGGTCGGGCGCTGCAGGTGACGAACCACAACACCTTCTCCGAGCACGTCGACATTGACGTGTTCACGCGCAAGATGGAGTTCCAGTTGACCACCGGCGGCTTCTCGTGACGACGACGCTGACGCTCGTCGACGGCGACCGCAGCCTTGCCATCCAACCCAATGATGGCGTTGCGCTGCAAAGCCTCGACCTGGGCTGGCCGAATGCCCGCGAGGTCGTCGAGGAACGCACCGATGCGGACGGGACCGTCGACACCACCGCCTACCACGGCCCTCGGGTTGTGAGCATGACCCTCACCCTGTACGGGCCGGACCGGAAGGCTGTCGTCGACAATCTGCGGAGCTTCTGCAGCCCCCGGTCCCGTCCTTATCTGCTCATCGACGCCACCCCCGAATGGGCTCAGGTGCGTCGGGTCCGGTTGCGCAGCAGCGACCAGTCAGGGGTGCTGCTGGCGGTCGGGCAGGCCACGACGAGCAGCCTGCAGGTGTCCTGGGTGGCCCCTGATGGCGTCCTGGAAGGCGCCGATGCGGTCGAGACGGTCGTCCCTGCCTCTGGCGCTACGTCGCAGGGCGTGTCGTTTCCGCTGTCGTTCCCGATGTCGTTCCCTGCTGCAGCATCGGGAACGGCGACGACCGTCACGAACAGCGGGAACACCGGCGCCGATCCGATCGTGCGCATGTACGGGCCGTGCACCGGTCCGCGGCTGTCCGTCGACGGTGGCGGCATGTTGGACTTCCCGACGCTCGTCATCGCCGCAGGGGACTACGTCGAGATCAACTTCACCGAGCGAAGTGCTCTGGTGAACAGCATGGCGGACAGCAGCCGCTACGGCTACCTGACGTTCGCCACCGCGTCGTGGTGGCAACTGCAGCCCGGCCCCAATGCGGTCCGATTCAGCCCAGCGTCGTTCTCCGGTGCGAGCCAGGCCGTCGTCACCTTCCGCCCCACCTGGCTTTAGGAGCAGATTCTCTTGGCGCTGTCAGCGTTGTACCTGCAGGCATCCGGCGGCGATGCCGCGATCACCGAAAGTGCACAGGACTTCCGGCAGCTTGTCGGGGCGGTGCTGTCCGAGGGCATCGTGACGACCGGAGCGCTGCTCGTGGCCCAGCGCGCCGCCGGGGCGAACTTCACTGTTGACGTTGCCGCAGGTCAGGCAATGGTGCTCGGTGAGAGTGTCGCGCAGCAGGGCGGCTACCTCATCACGAGCACTGCGGTCGGGTCGGTGACGATCCCCGCCGCACCGGCCTCCGGGAGCCGCACCCACCGGATCATCCTGCGACAGTGGGACAAAACCCACGACGGCGGCACCCTCTACACGCCCGTCCTGGAGTGCCTGCCCGACACCGGCAGCGGCACCCCCGCACTGCCCGCCAATGCGATCACCCTCGCCCTCGTCGGTCCGGTGGTGCTGGGCACCGCGAGCATCACCAACAGCCTCATCGTCGACCAGCGTGCGCCGGTAGCAGCCCCTGGCGGGAAGCTCCTGTGCACCTCGACGACCCGACCTGCGCACGTTGCGGGCCGCACCATCTACGAGACCGACACGAAGTACACGCTCACCTCCGATGGTGCTTTGTGGCGCCGCACCGTCACGTCCGCCGACACCGCCGTTGGGTCGGCGATGCGGATGGCCTCGGGGACGTCCACCGTGACGTTCACGGCTTCGACGGCTGGGTCTCTGGCAGTCACCCTCCCGGCCGGGTTGTTTGTCGCCACCCCGAACGTCGTGGCGACAGTGAGGTCCGCCGCGGGCCTCGCTGTTGGATCAACCATTCTCATCACTGCTGCAAGCGCCACCTCGTTCACTGTTCAGGTGAACTTGTTGGCCTCTCAGACGACGACCCTTTCCGTTTACTGGGTCGCCGTCGAGGCGTCGTGACCGCCTGGAAGTTCGTTCTCGGCCCGGCGAGCGGCGGCCATGACCTGGAACTCACCGCAGCCGGGGCGCGCATCGTCACCTGGCGTCTGGTCGGCTCACACGAGGCGTCCTGCGCGATCAACGGCCGACATGCACAGGCCGCGTCGCTGGTCGAACTCGCGACCGACCTGCATGTCCTGCGCGACGGCGTGATCCTTTACCGCGGCCGGGTCGGGGCAACCTCCGACGCCCTCACCGATGTTGCGCACGTCGTGACCGTCCCGTCCGTCGGCTACCGGGAGATTCTGCGCCGACGGCTGCTGTACGCCGATAGCACCCTCACCTGGGGCAGCACCGACCAGTCCACGATCGCCTGGGCGCTCGTGCAGGACACCCAGGGCCGCACCGGCGGAAACCTGGGGATCAACCGGGGCATCGGGGCGGTCACCGGGCGCCTCCGTGACCGCACCTACGAGGCCGGGCAGGCGATCGGGGACCTGATCGACAACCTTGCCGAGGTCATCGACGGTTTCGACTGGGACATCGAACCTGTCTCGGCGTCCGCCCAAAACTTCAACCTGTACTACTCGTCGCGCGGCCAGCAGCGCGATGTGGTCCTGGACTACGGCTGGGCCGTCGTCAGCGGCACTCGCACGGTGACTCCCAGCACCTACGCCAACGTCGTGCGGGTCTCTGGCGCAGAAACGACCACCGCCCAGACCCGTCAGGTCGCCGACCTCGCGACCCGCCCTGAGGGGCGCTGGGACGCACAGTTCGGCGACCCTGACATCACCGTGCAGGCGCACCTGAACGAGCAGGCCGACACCGAACTTGCCAGCGGCCAAAACCTTGTCCCTGCCTGGACGGTGAAGCTCAAGGCCGGATGGTGGCAGGGCCCGTCGCATGTGTGGATCGGCGATCCGGTGCGGCTCGTCGTGATGAGCGGACGGCTCACGGTCGACACCAGCCTGCGGGTCTTCGAGATCGAGGCTGCGATCGGAAAATCCGGCGAGGAGTCCATCACCATGACCCTCGGTGCGCCGAGGCCGGACTTCCCCCGTCGCCAACGGCTGCTGCGCCGCAAACTCACCGACCTCGAACGCCGCTGACCCGGAGGTTGCTGTGACCGTCGCCCGCGCAGCAGCCGCTCCCCCGCCGGTCCCTGATCCGACGACGCTCACGACGCAGCAGCTCCTGCGCGAGATCAGCAGCCTCCGCGAACTCATGCGGACCAGCCTCGACGGCACCCGCGAGATCACGCAAGAAAAGTTCCGCTCCGTCGAGCGCTACCTCGAGCAGGCCGAGGGCCAGCGAGTTGAGCAGAAGGCGGACACGAAGGCGGCTGTTGATGCGGCGTTGTCTGCGGCGAAGGAAGCCGTCAAGGAGCAGACGATTGCGTCGGAACGGGCGATCGCCAAGAGCGAAGCAGCCACCAGCAAGCAGCTTGAGCAGCAGTCCGCGACGTTCTCCACGGCCATCGGTGGCGTCACCGTTGCGCTCGGGGACGTGAAGGACCGCGTCGGCAAGATCGAGTACGTCAAGCAGGGTGCCGCGGAGACCCGGGTCGAGTACCGGGACACCACCACCGAGGCCCGCGCTGGCACCTCCCAGACGATCACCCTGGCCGCTGTCGCGGTCAGCGTCCTGTCCTTCGGCGCGGCTGTCGCCGCACTACTGATCCGCTAGGAGCACCGTGACCGTCTACCCGTTCGTCGAGGGCAACCAAGCCCACACCTCCGGGCCCAACGGGGCGATCACCCGCGTCGTGCTGCACGCGACCGTCAGTCCCTGCATCAACGGTGGGGCACGCAACGTCGCCAGCTACTTTCAGCGGGCCGATGCGGGCGGCCTTGCGCACTACGTCGTCGACCCGAACGAAGTCGTGCGCTGCGCCGACGAACGCGTCAGCACCTGGCACGCGCCGCCCAACGCCGGTTCGATCGGCGTCGAGATGACCGACCCGCAGACCGGCTCGGCCAGCCGGTGGCAGGACGTGGCTCATGTGCAGATGCTGCGCCGCACCGCTGCGCTCCTGGCTGACATCTGTGACCGGCACAGCCTCCCGCTCGTCTACGTGGATGCGGCGGGGCTGAAAGCGGGCCGGCGGGGGATCACCACCCACCATCAGGTGTCGCTCGCGTTCGGGCAGTCGTCGCACACGGACCCGGACGCGGCCGGTCCGTTCCCTCTCGCCTTGCTGCTCGGCATGATCACCCCCGCCCGGACGCCTGCGCCCGGCCTGAGTGCGCATCAGATGCATGTGCGGAGGGTCGCCGCCCTCGCCGCCCTCGCCCGGGCCCGCGCCGTCGCCGCGCACCTCGCCCACCTCGCCCATCTTGCTCGTGGAAGGAACCGCTAATGGTCGGTCTGTGGTCCACCCGTCGCCTTGCCGAGTACCGCAAGGGCCTCGTTGCCCTGGTGGGTGTCCTCGGGCAGCTCGTGACCCTCGGTGTCCTGTCGGGCACGGCTCTGCACGTCGCGACGGTCGTGCTGGCCGTCCTGACCGCTGCGGGTGTGGTTGGCGTGACCAACGCTGACCCGCTGCCTGAGGCGCTGCCGCTCGACGACCCGACCAACGTGCAGGTGACGCCGTGACCCTCACCACGCTCGTCCTGGTCCTCGCCGCGCATGAGCTTGTGCTCTACATCGTGCGGCGGTAGTGGCTGAGCACCCGGACGTGCCCGCTGCGGTGACGACCGCCGCGCTCACTGCCGTCCCTGCTCTGGTCGGCGCCTACCTTCGCGGCGGCGGGTCCGTCTCGGACCTGCGCACCGACATGTCCTATCTGATCGCCCGCCCTGGCAGCACGGAGGCACTGGTCCGTTTCTGTCTCGCGGGTGGTGCCGATCCGGCCGTGTTGCGGGCTGGCCTTGAGGTGGCGGTGCGGGTGGCGCAGTTGCCCGCGTCGATGGCTGTTGCTGAGCGGATGCTGGCCCTTGGGCATCTGAGCCGCGCGCTGACTGACCCGGATCGGCCTGCTCCGCTCGCCGCTGCCTGACCGTTCACGCAATGTTCACTTCCGCCCCCGTCTAGGCCAAATGGCCTAGGCGGGGGTGTTTCGGCGTTCAGGGGCGTTTGCGTACGACGGTCCGGCCGGTGGCACGGCACCAGTCCAAGATCGCCTTCCGTTCCCACACCCTCTGGCCGGTCAGAACCACTGTCGGAGCGGGGAAGTCCTCACGGAGGGTGAGTTGCCGGACCCGCTCGCGGCCGACGCCCAACATGGCCGCGATCTCGGTCACGCCGACCAGATGATGTGTCACGGGCCGAACCTGCCAGGTGACAGATTGTTGCCGATTAGCAAGCCCCAGAACCGTTTGAGTCACAGATTGTGACAGAGCACATGACACGCGTTGATCACGCACAGACACGCCAGACGCAGGCGTGATACTCCTGTGATACGCACCACGAAACGGCACAAAACGGAACACGCCATGAACGCTTGGCTCCCCCGCCCCGGAGCCACAACACGCCCCCTGAGTGGCAGGGGCGGCACACCCGGGGCCGGGACCAAATGTCCGCGCACGATCCCCGCACGCTGTCCTGAGGACCGCCACATGCCCAACCGCACCGCAGACCTGCCCTGCCCCACCTGGTGCCGCCGGGACCACGCCGACGACAACCCCCACGGCGAGCAGGTCGGCAGCCGCGCACACACCGCCGCCGTGGGCGGCTTCTGGCAACGCGAACACCGCAGCGAGAACGGCAGGATCACCCGCCCGTCCCTCGGCATGCTCGGCATGAGCGTCACCCAGGTTGCCCACCCCGGCGACCTGCGCGACGACGAGAGCATCGTGATCGAGTTCGGCCTGGGTGAGCTGCTCATCCTCGACGTAGGCGAGGCGCTGCGCCTGCGCGGCTTGCTCGGCGTCGCCTGCGGCCTCGCCGACACAGTATGAGCGTCGTCGACGAACGGGACCTGCTCCCCCAGATGCGCCTGTGCGGGGTGTGCGCCACCCGCTGCGCGTCGCCGGGCAAGGCGATCTGCGAGGACTGCTGGGCGATCATGCGCGCGCGCTGGCGAATGATGTCGATGCGGAAGAGCACCGCGGCCTGAAGTAAGGGAAGTGTGCCTACTTACTTCCTTCCATACTTACTTACCTCCATCCATCCTGGCAGGACAGCGCACACCGTGCGCACCTTCCCCAGGAGACCCCCGTGAGCCTGTCCTGCGCCTACGTCCTCAGCTGCGACGACCAGCCGAAAGTCCGGGTGCAGACAGGGAGCCGGCCGGGTGAGCACCTCGGGGTCGTCGTGCTGGAAGACGGCTTCGAGGTCTTCTCCAGCTACCCCGAACAGCTCCGCGCGCTGGGTGTCGCCCTCCTCGAATGCGCTGACCGGCTCGACCAGGCCAACAAGACCGGGCTGATCCCCAACGACCCCACCCGCACCCATGCCTGACCGCGCCGACGTGCTCGCCATCGTGGGCAAGGGCGGCGCTGGCAAAACGACTTCGGCGGCAGCTCTGGCCGAGCAGGCATCGTTCGGGCAGAAGGTCCTGCTCGTCGACCTCGACGCGCAAGCATCCCTCACTGACTGGCTCGCCAGCCCCGACCGGCCCGCAGGGGACCAGGGCTTCTACGGCATCTGCGATGCCATCGTCGGGAGCATCACCCCAGCGCAGGCCATCAGCCGCGTCACCGAGAATCTCGATCTGCTCCCGGTCGGCAGCCGCATGATGCTCGCCGAGGACCACATCGCCGGCCGCAAACGCAGGCGCGAGGACGCCATCTCCGATCTGCTCGAACCGCTGCGGAGCATGTACGACCTGATCGTCATCGACGCGCCCAAGAGCACCCTGAGCCTGCTCGTGCTGTGCGTCCTCGAGGCAGCCGACCATGTGATCGTGCCGTTCGTCCCCGCCGGGATGAACGTGTTTGCGCTGAAGTACGAGGTCGGGCTGATCCGTGAGGAGGAGGCGGCTAGGGGAGTGACGCTGCTCCGCGGCCTGTTGCCGTGTGCGGTCCCAGCCCCGCAGACCATCGCGGCGGCTGACGCCTTCCGGCAGATCGGCATGGCGAGCAGGTTGCAAGCGCTGTTGCTGCCGCCTGTGCGGTCCCGTACCGCCGTGGAACGGCTTCCTCAGACTGGTCTGCTCCCCACCGCCTACAAGCCTGCTCACGACGCCGCAGCGGACTACCGCACGGTCATGGCCGCCCTCACGGAGCGGATGATGGTCCAGACCCTGCCCGTGGGTGCGTGGTGAGCAAGCCGCTGCCGCTGACGCCTTCCGAGCGGTCGATGCGCGCCCGGATCGCGGCGAACTCACGGTGGGCCAATGCCAGCGAGGAGGAACGGCGAGCGGCCGGAGCGCTCGCTCGCAAAGGTTTCGACGATCGTTTCGACCGCGAGGTCGACCCTGAGGGCGTCCTTGAGCCGGCCGAGCGGGCGCGACGCGCCGAGCACGCCCGGAAGGCCTACTTCCTGAGCCTCGCGTTCAAGAGCGCCAGGTCGCGCCGTGGCGCATCTGGGGAGCGGAAAGAACGGGCCCAGCGCGATCTGCTAGATCAGCTTGCAGTCAGGTCTGAGTCGGCGCCGCCGTGCACGTCTCGGCCTTCGTGTGTCTACCGGTTCTTCGACCCAGGTCATCGTCTGCTCTACGTAGGCAAGACGGTACGAGGCGTGCATCGATTCTGGGAGCACGCTGAGTGCGCGCTGTGGTGGCCGGAAGTCGCGTACTCCACGGTCGAGCACTTCGCTTCAGACGAGCAGGCAATCGCCGCAGAGGAGTACGCCATCCGAACAGAGCATCCCGTCCATAACTTTCAACACGGCGGTGCGTGGTGAACGCCCTGAATGCGCGGCAGCAGCTCGGCGTTGATGTGCACCGTCCGGTCGCGCTCGACCAGGACCCGCCGCCCACCATCTCGGAGACGGCAGCCGCGTCCGCCCGTGCCCGTCGTACGAAGCCGCCGGCCGATCCGTGGGCGACCTTCCGCGAGCATCACGACGACCCGCGCGCCTACCTGCAAGCAGCCCTGGGCCCGGAGATCCTCCGCTCGGGTGGTCGGCAGCGCAACGCCGGGATCTGGCCGCAGGTCGTCTACGAGGCGCTGGACGCCTACTGCGACCGGCAGAACCGGCCGATCCGCGATGTGCTCCTGGCGCTCGCCACCGCACACCTGCTCGCCGAGGGCGCGTTGGACCTGGACGTAGGTAGGTAAGCACGCGGCCTCGCGGCAAAATCCTCGCGCGCGCGTTGGTGAGGTAACTGTCCAACTGCCTCCGCGCTTCGCTTGGCCTGCCGCGGCCACTTCGTGACCTTGCCCTCGTCCTCCTTGTGCCCCGGCTCCCGCTGCCCGTCCTGCTCTTGGCGCCTTTCGCTTGTGACCGGCGGCTGCGCTTCTCCCTCCCGGAGGGCCGGGCTGGCGCCCGGCGGCGCCCCGCGTTCGTGGATGGAAGATTTCTCGCGGATGCCAGGTCCAGTGCCAGTCAAGGTCCGGCTGCGCCGCTGGCCCCTTCGGGGGAGGCGCTTCGCGCTGATTTGGACGTTGTTTTCCCGTACAGCCTGCTCGGCTGGCGAGGAACTTCCCCTCGCAACGGTTCGACTGAGGCCGTTTCCGAACGTCCCTGACTTCGGCTTCCGCAGGACCCCTGCCCGTCGTCGTAGCGCCTGACCCCGCTGGCGATCCTCCCCGCGCGCCTGAACAGCTGTTCGCGGATGCTTCGGCCAGCAGCGCCGGGTTAGCTCGGACGGGCGGCTATCTCCCTGCCCCGGTTGCACACCCAGTACACCGTTCACCACCGCCCGGAGGTTCAGACTTGGGCGGCTGCCGTGTCAATCAGCCAACGGCGCCACCAGGCGACACGCCAGACCCGCTGTTGCGCGGTGTGGACCAGTCCCATACCTTCATCGTGAGCCTTCGTGGGCGAGAACAGCACGGACGACAGGACCGCTTGCCGGCGGTCCTTCGTCATGTCGGGGGGTCAGCTAGGCGTCAGGCACCCCCGGGCACGATGCATTACGCATAGTCAGTTGCGTGTTGTGGGCCTCAAGCGGTGACGCGAGGCACTTGCCGTCGTACGCTGCATCTGCAGCCATCGCGATTCCTACCGGTCTAGGTCTTGCGGTTCGAAAGGTCACCGTTGTCGAGGCGGTGGCCTTTCGGCTTGTTCGGACCCTACGCCCTAGCGCCCGACTTGCGACAGCGACGCGCTACGGGCGCGAAGCCCGATGCCGCAAGATCGCCGACCGCACCGTGCCCCGCGACAGATCCAGCCGCCGGCCGATCTCGCTCGGATTCATGCCGGCGACCTCGTACATGCCGAAGATCGCAGCGTCACGCATCGCCAGGTCCTCGTCATGCCGCGCGAGCCTGCGCATAGCCGTCTTGGCGCGCTGCTCGTAGTTCACAACGGAACACTAACCGCAAAGCACTTGCCGAAGGCTTATGCTCCTGGCGGCGATGCGTGACGCACCGCGCACCACCTCACAACGAAGGAGCACCGCATGCCTATCGTCGAAACGCTCACGAAGGTCGCTGTCTACCCGGTCATCGGTTTGTGCTTGGTCGGCGCACCCGCGACTGCTGCCGCGTTCGGTCACGCCATCTTCAACGCCGCCGCCACCTCCGTCGGGATCATCAGCGGCTCCGCTGGGGACATCAAGACCAGCGTGGAGAACGGTCGCAAACTGGCCGGGGTCACGCCAGCGCCGCCTGCTGCCGCACCGGCGCCGGCTGTCCCGAAGCCCGGTGCCGGGGGAGCAGCGTTGCCGGCCTACAGCACCCACGGCTAACCATGAGCACCACCATCGAGCGCACGCCGCCCATGGTCCCGAGCCTCATCCTGCGCTACGCCTGGAAGCGCTGGGCCGAAGCAACCCGCCGCGCAGGACTCCCCAAGCAGGCAGCGCACCTCGGCATCCTCGCCTTCGGGCTGCTGGCGTTCGGGCCGTTGCTCGCCGCCCGCACCGCACCCGGACTCGCCCTGCTCGTCGCGCTCGTCGGTGGTCGCAGGGTGTGGCGCACCCGAGCAGGGCTGGACGTGCGCGTCGGCTTGCACGGCTCACCTCGGCACCTGACGGCCCTCACCGCCCTCGGCGTGCTCGTGCCGCTGCTCCTCATCGGCCTCGGACGGCCCGTGCTGGCGGCCCTGCTCGCCCTCGGAGCGATCGAATATCTCGGCCGGCCACCGAAGGGCACCCCCACAGCGTCGTGGTGGGCACACGCCAACATCGGCAAGGCCCTCGTTGCCTCCAGGATTTGCAGCAGCCCGGGGAAGGATTCAGACGGCGTTGTCCTACTCCCCAAGATCGGCTATCGAGGGAAGCCCGTCCGCATCCCCGACGTGGGCATGCAGGTCACCATCCGACTCCCACAGGGGAACGTGTGGACGCAGGCCGTCAGCAAGCACGACACCCTGGCCTCGGCGATGCGCCTGCCCATCCAGCGACTGCACCTCGAGCACAACGACGAGCACGACGCCTGCGACCTGACGATCACCGTCCTGGACCCGCAAGCCAAGAGCACCACCGTCGCCGTCCTGCCCGAACAGACCGTGTGGGCAGACGGAGTGCCCATCGGGCCAGACCGCATGGGCAGGCCCGTGGTGCTCCAAACCGTCGGAGCGCACACGGCCTTCTGTGCCCAGACCGGCGCTGGCAAGACCAGGCTGGCCGCCTACGGCCTGGCCCATGCACTGCTCGACCCGACCGTCTACCTGTTCGTGATCGACGGTAAGCATGACCTCGAGGACTATCCCGTGGGCCATCTGTGCCAGTCGTTCGTGGGTGGCGCGACCCACGCCAGCGCCCGGCAGGTCGAGGAAGTCTTCCTGACGCTCGAGCGGGTCAGCGCCCACCGCGGCACGCAAGGCCGCGAGCACGCACCCATCCTCGTCATCATCGACGAGTGGGCCCGGATCCGGTCCGCAGCGAACCGGCATGACCCGGCGCTGGCGAAGCGACTGGACTCGCTGCTCATCGAGCTCGCCGCCACCGTCCGCTCGCGGGGGATCAGCATTTGGGTGCTGGCGCAGCGCGGCACCGCGGAGTTCATCCCGACCGACCTCCGGGCGAACCTGGCGCAGCGATGCGTCGGACAGACGTACGAGGAAGCCGAGGTCCGGTACATCCTGGACCGCACACCGGAGGTGCTGCCGTCGCGGCCGGGGCAGTTCTTGTTCGGCTCCGACCGGCACACAGCAGCACTCGCGCAGGTCCCGATGTTCGACGACGCCGCCTTCGCCGAGGTCATCAAGCGCGCCACCGTGCTGCGCCAGGACATGCCACTCCCGCCGATCGAGGACGCGGGCGTCGACCTGGTCAAGGCTGCCGTGCCCGTGCCGCGCAGCCCGCTTGAGGTGGCCGTCCACGAGGTCCTGCAGGACGGGCCGCGTTCCGCGAGCGACCTGTTCCTCGACCTGCCGGAGTGGCTGCGAACCACGTCCGTCCGCACCCTCGGGAAGGCGCTCCAGATGGTCGATGGGGTGGAGTCCGGGTGGTCTGGCAGCACCCGCGTCTGGCGCCGTGTGACGTCGGTGGATGCCCTCTCTGATGTCGGTGACACGCCTCAAACGGAGGTCACCGACATCAGAGACCGCCTCTCCCACGCTCAGACACCCCCACAGCCCGACGTGACGTCGGTGACGTCGGACCTTGCCGTGGAGGACTTCTGATGAGCACTGGCCGTTCTGCCTTCGGTGGTGGCTTCTTGGGTGGGCTGCTGGGTGCGTGGACGGCGCCGCTGGCCCGTGTCCTGGCCCGCCGTCTGTGGCGTGTCACCGCCGCCGTGGCGATGTTCGGTGCCTGGTGGTGGCTGCAGGCCGGTTGGCTGGCGCGCTTCGTGGTGCTGCTCCTGGTTGTGTCGCCGCTGCTTGGCTGGGCTGCTCGTGGCGCGCACGACCGCAAGGCCACGCCGCCTGAGGCGCTGCCGTGAGCGTTGACGTTGCCGCGTTCGCCCGTGGTGTCGCGCAAGGTGCCGTCGAGCGGCATGCGCAGATCACCGAGCGGATGCACGCGACGGTCGGGACGGACGTGCCCCGCCATGTCATGCGCGGCCGGGACGAGTTCGGGCAGAAGATCCGCACGGAGACGATCCGCAAGGCCAAGCGGCGCGGCGGGAAGACCGCCGCGCTCGGCACCTTCGCCAGCAACCCCACCCCCGTCGGAGCAGCGGTCACCGCAGTCACCCAGCCGCGAGCGGTCCTCGAAACGCTCGTGTGGGTCTTCCTGCTGGTCGGCGCGATGATGTGGGGCGCCTGGTTTTATCTCGTCCCGAAGCCGGTCCGGGAGATCGCCGGGTGGGCCGCGAAGCATCACGGCCAGGTCTACGGCGACGGTGGGGCGCTGGACCCGTACTGGCTGGGGCCGGTTCCGCTCGACCCGTTCGGGCTGCGCCGCCTGGTCTCCTGCGACACCGCAACGACCGCCGTGGCGCAACCGGCACCGGCCGGGGAGGAACCGAAGATGGTCCGAGGGATCGCGTGGATGGCGCACGACGCCGGGAACGCCGTCTCGCAGGTGGCGCACGCCAAGATCACACCTTCTGATGTGCGCTCGACGATCATGTCCGGGGCGCGTGATATTGGCCGGATCTTCGGGGAGATTGAGAGCGGCATCAAGGGGGAGCCGAACGCCCCGGAGCAGGCAGCGGCAGCGTCCTACCGGGCCGCGCAAGCCCAGCAGCAGACCGCAACAGCACAGCAGGTCGCAGCGTGCGGGAAGCCCTGCCCCACCAGCAGCGGCACCGCCCTGAACGCGAGCGTCACGCACAGCACCCGGCTCACCGCCGACCAGACCCGCAACGCCACGATCATCGCCCAGGTCGGCGCGTCTCTCGGCCCGCGGGCGCAGACCATCGCCATCGCCACCGCCATGCAAGAGTCGGGCTTGCGGAACCTGCACTACGGCGACCGCGACTCCCAAGGGCTGTTCCAGCAACGCCCGTCGCAAGGCTGGGGGACCGTCGCGCAAGTCACCACCCCCGCCTTCGCCGCCGCGACTTTCTACCGGCACCTCCAGCACGTCCCGCACTGGCGCACCATGCCCCTCACACAGGCCGCGCAGGCCGTCCAGCACAGCGCCTTCCCCGACGCCTACGCCAAACACGAAGGCCTGGCCGCCTCGCTCGTCGCCTCGATGCTCCCCGGAGCGCGCGTCGCTCAGCCCGTCACCGTGCAAGCCGCCGCCTGCGCCACCCCCGCCACCCTGAGGACAACGTGAGGACGCCGCACGGGTGGCGCGTACTACTTGGACCGTCGCGCCGCTGCCACGAGCCGCTCCCTCATCCACGGGCCGATGCCCGCTTCCTTTCGCGTGGCAGCATCAAGGCAGGCGTCGTACTCGGCCTGCGTGAGCCGCACGCTCACAACCTTGACGTGTGGGTTGTCGGACTTCGGGCGACCGGTGCGGGGACTCATGCAGCCACTTTACCGACTACAGAAACTTTGGCAAGAAGCCTTGCGCCCCGTGACTTATGCGCCTACAGTAAGTCTCACAGGGAAGCACACACCAGGGAGACCGAAATGAACACCTACCTCGTCACCGTCACCACCACCAGCGACTTTCGCGTCCGCGTCACCGCTGACACGAAGCAGGCCGCAGGCGTCGAGGCCGTCCGCATCATGGTTCGCCACGCCAAGGGCTACAACGCCAAGTACTCCGGCCAGTTCCTCCCGGAGTGGATGCTGCGCCCCGAGACCCACGACGCCTACACCGTCGGCGCGATCCGATGCACTCGCAAGGCGGTCGCCGCGTGAACGGCACGGACGGCCCCGCCGCGGATGAGCCCGATAGCTGTGCGCCCAAGACCAACCCCTACATGGGCGAGACGACGCAGCTCGTCTACGTGCATGGGTACGTAGACGGGCGCGAGATAGCGAGGTGCTGCCAGGGATGCCCAGACTGCGTGGGCATCGGCATGCGCGAGCAGGTCAAGGCGCTCACAGCGGAGAACGAGACGCTGCGACAGAGGCTGACCACGGCCGTGGCTGCCTGCGAGCGGTTCGAGACCACCGGCAAGTTGGGAGCGCTCTCGGGGTATCAGCACAGCACCCACGTCCGAGACATTCTCACCGACTTCGGGCGAGAGGCGACCACCTAATGCCCCGTCGCGCGATCGTTGCCCTGTCCGGGCTGCTCCTGGCCGTCCTGGTGTGCTTCGGGCTGCTGCTCGTCCTGCGCCCCACCGCTACCGCTGTCGTCGTCGCAGCTCCCACACCGACGCCGACCCCGCACGCGAGCGCCGCCCCCGTCCCGCTCACCGCCACCCAGACCGGGCCGGTCGCTGCCGCGTTCGTGCGCGCCTGGGGCAGCCCCAGCCTCACCGACCCGCAGTGGCACGCCACCATGCGGCGGCTCGCCACCCCCCGGCTCGCCCACGGCCTCGACCAAACCACCCGCCGGATCACCGTCGCCCACGTCGGCACCCCCGGACTCGCCGGGAGCACACCCACCACCGCCGTGTGGGTAGTGCAGACCGGGATGCGGCATGGTGTGTCGGTAGCACTCGTACGCACCGGCAGCAGATGGCTCGTGACCGACATCGAACCGGTGCAGGGGGACGTGTGACCGCCCACCACTTCGCCGCGGTCTGCCAGGGCATCACTGTGGCGCTGCGCCTCGAACCCGCCGAAGGGGACGACACCGCAGAGGCACGGCTCGGGGAACGTCGGCGGGTCACTCACTGCCCGGTGTGCGGACAGACGCACGGCGTCATGCGGGTCAGCGCGGAAACGTACGCACGGCTGGTCGGGGACGAGAGCTAGCGACCGGCGAGCGCCTGGTCGTAGCACTCCTGCGAGCACGCCCACACCATCTCGTTCGGACCCCACAAACCACGCTCACCCGTCTTGCCCGGCGCCAGGCCGATGAAGCACGCACCGCACGAACGGCACCGGCGCGTGAACTCGGACCACGGCGGCGGCTCACCCTTGCAGGAACGCTGACGGATCGGCGCGTTGATCACGCCGACTCGAAATCGACGGGAGGCCCGAGTGCCTCGATTGATCTGAGCGCCACGTTCCGCACCGATGTCGCGCACCACGAATCGCCGATGCGAGGCGACAATCCCTCTGCGTCAAGGACCGCGCCGATCTGCCGATACGACAAGCCTGCGTCGCGCAGCTCGATAAGCCGGTAGGCGATAGCAGCCTCGCCTTTGACTACGACAGTGACGCGCTGGCCGGGCTTTCCCTCGCCGGCCTGACCGAACGGGTAGCGACCAGTGAACTTCCCGCCGGCTGCCGCCTTCGCCTTTCGCCCGTCTCGCATGCGCTTGGCGATCAGCCCTCGTTCGAGTTGGGAGATGCCGCCCATGACCTGCCGGATGAAGGTCCGGTACACGTCGTCTGGGTCGTCGGCCAGCACTTCGCCCTGGGCGACGGTGAAGACGGAGCCTCCCGCCTTCCACGCCACCGCGAGCACCGACTCCTGCAGATGGAGGAGGCGGGCGATCCGGTCGAGGTTGGACACGACCAGTCCACATTGGGCAGGGTCGTCCTCCTTGGCTGGCGCCGGGTGCAGGGCGGCGAGCGCGTCGGTCATCCCGGGACGGTCGATGATTTCAACGGTTCCGCTGATGCCGGGGTCCTGGTACCAGCCGACGACCCGGTGCCCGTTTACCTCGGACCACTCGACGATGTTGGCCCGCTGGGCGTCGAGGCCGTAACTCTCGGCTTGATGCGCCGTGCTGACCCTCAAATACGCGACCAGATCCATTAGTCCCTTTCGCCCCGTTTCGTCGGCTCGTTGTTCATGTTCCAGGAGATTCGTGCACACGTTGTGTTGTCACGCAGGGTGACGGTCACCGGTTGCACACGCTGCGTGGTCGCACGCTCACGGCGGGCTACTGCGTGGCGGTCTGTGGCTTGCGGGCTGATCGCAGTCGCTGGGCCATGTCGCGCAGCATCCGCTGATCCTCCGGCGTCAGCCCGTCGAGGGGCAGCGACGGCGTCCGCTTCGGAGCAGGCTCGGAAGGCGCGTCCATGTTGCTGCGCAGCGAGGCGATGGCGGCCGTGCGGACCACGTCGACGGGGACGCGGATGGCGGTGGCTATCTCGCGGATTGTCTTCTCGCGGGGGGTGACGCCCATCCACTGCTCGGGCTGCCGGTACCAGCTCAGGGTGGCGGAGGTGGGGCCGCCTTCGCAGCGTCCGTTGGGTGGGGCGACGCAGTCTTTGACAAGCCATCCGTGCTCGTCCATGGCGTCGCGGATGAGTTTGGAGAGGGGGGTGAACGTGCGTTCGGGCTTCATGGGTGGGCTCTCCGTCTTGGCTCGCGGGCGCGGCGGGGACTGGTCCGAGCGTATCTCGCATCTAAGCGGGTTGACAGATTTTCGTCGCGTTTGCCAAGCGGATACGTGCTCAGGTGTTGACTCCACCTGGATCGGTCCATAGTATTCGCTTAGTTATCCGACGAGAGGCCATCGCATGACCCGCGCCAAACTCCACGTCATCGCGCCCGCTCTCGCTGCGGCCATGACCGCACAGGGCATGTCGTGCAACGAGCTGGCCCGGCGCGTGAACCACGGCGACGGCAGCTATCTGGCCCGGATGCGCAAGGGCAAGCGCAACGGCCGCAGCGCATCTGTGGCGTCTGCGAAGGCCATCAGCTTGGCGCTCGGTGAGCCCATCGAGGCGCTGTTCACCGCGCCCGCCAAGTCCACCCCAACGTCCACGGACCAAGCGGCGTAGCCCCCCGTAGAACGGCTCGACCCGCCCTGCGGAAACAGGACGGGCCGGAGGAACCAAGTCCCGCAAGCGTCCCACAGGAGGCACCAAGTGACCACCGACCACCTCACCAGGGCGATTGCCCATCGTGCACGGCAGAAGGCACGCGTCGGTGACGCGGCCTTCTACAGCGAGCAGGCAGACCTCATGTACGCCCGCGCCGACCGTGTCCCCACCGGCGACCCGGACCGCACCTACCTCACCACGGTCGCCGTGGCGTACGTTTCCGCCTGCCACGCAGCCGGTTCCTGCGCCGAACTCCTGGGCCAGTACGCCGCCGACGCTCAGGCCGATCACGACCGGCAGGCCGCGGACATCGACGCCGCCCGCGACGTGAACGCTGCGAACCTCAACGCCGACGCGGTCCCGTTCGGGCACGCGGCGTGAGCGCGCTGCTGGTCGCCCTGTCCGAGGGCATCGTGACCTTCGCGCACCGCTGCTCCGAGGCTGCTGCCGACTACGAGCGGCACAGGGCCGAGCGGGAGCTGCCGAGATGAGCGCCGTCGAGAAGCACTGCTGGCATGGCGCCCACTACGCCGAGGGACCGGACCTGCGGGTCTGCATCAACTGCGGCGAGAAGTTCCCCAACGTCGAGACGGCACAGGGCTACATCCACGACCGGATGGACACGATGCAGCAGTGCATCGAGCACCGCGACAAGCCCGACATGAAGGACCCCGAGTATGTCAGGGCGCTCTACGGCAGCGTCGACGGCTTCCAGTGCATCGCCTTGATGGAGGTGCTGCGGATGGTCGCGCCCGAGGTCGCAGACCGTCTCGCTACTGACATCAACGAAGCGCTAGAGGACGGCGGCGTGCTCGGCGAGCTGCTGTGGGAGTGGCAGGAGTCTAGGAAGACAGGTGCGGCGGTCTCCGTCTCAATCAACGCCCACCCCGGGTACCGCAACCTGTTTCAGCGCATCGTCAGCCCCGAGCCTGGCGAGGTGTCCAGCATGACGGCGTCGGACCCGTGGCACGACCCTGCGCTTGCTCTCGCTGCCGCGCAGCCCTGGATGCAGACGTGCGGGCCGTGCGACATGGGACTGCCGATGGGCTGCTGCTGCCCTACTGGTGACCCCCGCGCGATCGTGTCCCGACTCGTCGCCGTCATCGAGCGGCTTACTCCCCCGAGCGTCGCATGAGGTCGGCGCTGCTCACCGCGGACCTGTCGCGCGTCAACGGCTTCCCGGTCCTGTGGGACCCGGCCGCGTCCTGGCGTTGCGACGGACCGTGCGGGCTCACCGACGAATGCGCCTGCGCCGACGACTCGTGGGCGCTCGTCGAGGACCCGTTCGTGGACGAAACCCCCGCGCTGCCAGCAGTTCTGCCGGTGGCGGCATGACCACCATCGCAGGCGCCGTGCTCGGCACGCTCGTCATGTTCGGGCCGCCCGCAGCGTGGACCGCCTACCGCTACAGCAGGAGCGCACAGTGACCCCCGAGCAGCACGCAGAGCTACGCAAGCCGTTCCCGGCCAAGACCATCGGCAAGCTGCCGAAGGGTGGCGCGCAGCTCGACTTCGTCGGCCACGCCGCCGTCACCGATCGGCTGCTCGCGGTCGACCCGGGGTGGACCTGGGAGCCGTTCGCGGTCGACGAGCACGGCTTCCCCGCCTACCAGAACGGGTGCCTGTGGATCCGGCTCACCGTCTGCGGCGTGACCCGCATCGGTGTCGGTGACGGCCCCGACCCGAAGCAGAGGATTGGTGACGCCGTAAGAAACGCCGCGATGAGATTCGGTGTGGCACTGGACCTTTGGTCCAAGACCGAACTCGAAAGCATCGACCCGAACGGCGGCGACAACCTCCGTCCGGTCGCGCAGCAGCACGCCTCCCAGCCCGACCGCAAAGCCGCCCGCGGCGTACCTGCCGACGACCAGTGGCGCGATGAGGTCGTGACCGACCAGGCATGGATGCGGTCCTGGACCGACCGTCTCGAACGGACAACGACGGACGGCGAGATGCGCGGCCTGTGGGGTGAGGCCGTCGAGCAGGGCAAGGCCGGCCTGATTGCCGATGAGGACATGAACGCGCTCAAGGCCATCTACCTCGGCACCGCGCAGCGCCGCCCCGACGGCAGCCTTCCGAATCGGCGGTCCCACGCATGACCGCCCCGAAGCACGTCCTCATCCTGCGCACCTGCAACGCTGACATGAGCTCTCACGGCGGCTTCGTCTGGCCCGAAAGTGGACCTGTCACCTGCCCCGACTGGAAGCCGCTCGCCGAATGCGGCAACGGGTTGCACGGTGCCCTCTTCGGCGAAGGCGACGGCGGACTGCTGAACTTCAGCACCGACGCGAAATGGCTCGTCGTCAAAGTCCTCGCCGCTGACATCATCGACCTGGGCGGCAAGGTCAAGTTCCCGGGCGGCGAGGTTGTGCACTGCGGCGACCAGCTCACCGCGACGACGTACCTGGGCAAGCGTGCCCCAGGCCGCGCCATCATTGGCGGCACCGCCACCGCCGGGTACGGCGGCACCGCCACCGCCGGGCACCGCGGCACCGCCGCCGCCGGGTACGGCGGCACCGCCACCGCCGGGCACAGCGGCACCGCCACCGCCGGGGACCGCGGCACCGCCACCGCCGGGGACGGCGGCACCGCCACCGCCGGGGACCGCGGCACCGCCACCGCCGGGGCCCGCGGCACCG